GACCAAAATCTAAAAGCACAATAACCGCTAAAGCTTATAAAAACATGAAAGCTGGATTTCCTAAAAAGAAAAAAGCTTAATCATGGGATTTTCAAAAGAACATAAAAGCAAAACAGGCGGATTGACTCAAAAAGGTCGAGACTACTTCAAGAAAAAAGAAGGAAGTAACTTAAAAGCTCCAGTCAAAGAAGGCAAGAACCCGAGACGGGTGAGCTTTGCAGCTAGGTTTGCAGGCATGTCTGGTCCAATGAAGAAAGAGAACGGAGAGCCAACGCGTCTTGCTCTTGCTTTAAAGAAGTGGGGGTTTGGCAGTAAAGAAGCAGCAGCCAAGTTTGCACGAAATAATAAAAAGTCTTGATTGTTGGTTTTTTTGTTAGCGAGGACAGAGTCTCGCGCGTGTGTTATGGAGATCGAACAAAACAAGAACACACAAAAGAAACACAATGAGCAAATATTAATAAAGAATAAGAACATTTGGCGCGGGTATTGTATCTGGGACACAATCTATAGCATGTAAAAATGTCACAATGTGTTGCAAAAATGCCACTATACCCGCTAAACTGGTCGCAGGTCGCAATATATATATATTGGGACTTTGAGTTACAGACACACAGACAGACAACACTATGAAAAACAAGAAGCCTAAAATAAATAAAAACTTAACTACTCTTGCTTTTGTAGATAAAGAAACTAATAGTTTAGTTATACATGTCCATGGTTTTGAAAACTCTGATATTGCAGAAGCATTTGCTAGTTATATGCTAACAAAGTCTGGCATGAATTATGAAACAAAAGATAACTTATTCGACACAATACCCACAATACACTAATGCACATAGAATTATATACACCTAGACCCCAACAACAAGAACTTCACGACTTGCTAGACCAACATAGATTTGCTGTTCTAAATTGTCACCGAAGATTTGGTAAGACCGTTTGTATTCTTAATCATCTTATTAAAGCAGCTCTCATGCACCCATTGCCAAACCCAAGGTTCGCATACGTGGCTCCGACTTATAAGCAAGCTAAGAGTATCGCATGGGACTATATCAAACAATTTACAGCTCAGATACCTAATACAAGATATAACGAAACAGAACTTAGATGTGATCTACCTAATGGTTCTCGTATAACATTGTTATCAAGTGAGAACGCGGAAAGCATAAGGGGTATATTTTTGGACGGGGTCTGCATCGATGAGACAGCGCAAGTAGAACCTAAACTTTGGAATGAAATTTTAAGACCCGCTCTATCGGACAGAAAAGGGTTTTGTTATTTTATAGGTACTCCTGCTGGCATGCAAAATTTTTTTTACGAAATATACCAACATGCGATCAAAGACGACAAGTGGCTAGCATTTACAGCACCAGTATCTAAAACTAAAATTATTGACCAGGAAGAATTAGATGCAGCACTAACACAGATGGGTGAAGCAAAGTATAAGCAAGAATTTGAATGTGATTGGATTGCCAATATAGAAGGCTCTGTTTATGGAAACCTGGTTAAAGTTGCAGAAGACAAAGGTAGGATAACTAGCATCGAATATGATCAATCTCTACCAGTAAATACTGCCTGGGACATAGGGGTCGGGGATAGTACCGCTATAATATTTTTTCAGCAATTAGGTAACACAGTTAGAATTATTGATTACTATGAAAACAATCGAGAAGGCTTACCGCATTATGTAAACATCATAAAACAAAAAGATTATGTGTACGAACATCATTACGCACCGCATGATATTGAAGTTACCGAATTTAGCCTAGGTAAAACAAGGCGCGAGGTTGCTTATCAATTAGGTATAAATTTTAAAATTTTACCAAAATTACCGCTCGAAGACGGCATCCATGCTGCTAAAATGATATTTCCTAGAGTCTATATTGATCTTGAAAATTGCCGACCATTGGTAGATGCGCTTAGACATTACCATAGAAAGTTTAACGACAAGATGAGAATGTTCTCAAATAAACCTATACATGATTGGAGCAGCCACGCGAACGATGCTTTTAGATATATGGCAATTGCAATTGATGAGTTGCCAAACCAAGAAAATATTAGTAAAAGATTTCCTAATGCAATATCAGATTATAAAATTTTATAAGGATTAAGTTATGAGTTTTTTAACACCTAAAATGCCAGCACTACCACCACCACCGCCACCGCCACCAGCGGCTCCGAGCTTTGATGATGAGGAGAGAAAAGCTGAAGTAAAAACTAAACAAGATGAATTATTAAGAAAACGTAAAGGTAGAGCATCAACAATTTTAACATCAAGAACTGGATTAACTGAAGAAGCTGATTCGGAAAAGAAAACTTTACTAGGAGGATAATATGGGAGGATTTATTTCAAAACCTAAACTACCTGCAATGTATGCAGAAAAAAAAGCTTCTACACCAAAACCATCACCACCAAAACCAACGGTAGTTGAAACAACTGCTGCTCAAGCAATAGAAGCTCCTAAATTAGGAGAGACAGATGAAGCTATTAAAACTAAAAGAAAAGGTAGACGTGCAACTATATTAACTAATGATACAGATTTAGGTGGCACATCAATTGCTAAAAAAACTTTGTTAGGATAACGCATGCAAATAACACCTAAAGCTAAAATGATATTAGAGAGATATGCTTCTCTTAAAACTGAAAGACAAAACTGGGAAAGTCATTGGCAGGATGTTGCTGATTACATGTTACCTAGAAAAGCAGATATTACTAAGAACAGAAGTAAAGGTGATAAAAGACACGAATTAATTTTTGATGGTACCGCAACACATGCGTTAGAATTATTAGCTGCATCTTTACATGGAATGTTGACGAATACAGTTTCACCATGGTTTTATTTAAAATATAAAAATGATGAGTTAAACCAAGAAGATGAAGCAATGGAATGGTTAGAAGATTGCACAAGAGTTCTTAATCAGGCTTTTAACAGAAGTAATTTTCAACAAGAAATTTTTGAATTGTACCATGACCTTATTGCATTTGGTACAGCAGCTTTATTTATTTCAGAGGATGATGAAAATGAAATTAGATTTAAAAATATTCATATTTCTGAAATTTACATAACTGAAAACGAAAAAGGTAATGTTGATAGCTTAACTCGTAAATTTAAAATGAGAGCTAAAAATATCTATAATGCTTTTCCAGATACACAGTTACCACCAGAATTAGAAAAAAAATTTACTGATGCTCCGCAAGATAATATTAACATTATTCATAGTGTTTACCCATCTAAAGAATATACAAATAAAAAATATGTATCTTGTTATGTTCACGAAGACTCTGGTTTTTTATTATCAGAAAAAAGCTTTAATGATTTTCCGTATGCAGTTCCTAGATATTTAAAATCATCAAATGAAACATACGGTCGAAGTCCAGCAATGAACGCATTGCCAGATGTTAAGATGTTAAATCTAATGTCTAAAACTTCTATTAAGGCTGCGCAAAAACAAATCGACCCACCACTAATGGTACCCGATGATGGATTTATGATGCCAATTAGAACTGTACCAGGTGGATTAAATTACTACAGAGCAGGAACCAGAGAAAGAATTGAACCATTAAATATTGGTGCAAACAATCCTGTTGGTATACAAATGGAAGAACAAAGACGTGATGCGATTAGACAAAACTTTTTTGTTGACCAACTAATTTCTGTTCAAGGACCTCAAATGACCGCGACTGAGGTTATCCAACGTAACGAAGAAAAAATGAGAATACTTGGTCCCGTGCTTGGTAGACTACAATCAGAATTACTACAGCCATTAATCACACGATGTTTCAATATACTACTTAGAAATAATAAATTTAAAGAAATTCCAGAATTTTTAGGCGCACAAAATATTGAAATAGAATATGTATCTCCACTTGCTAAAGCTCAAAAAACTGGTGAGCTACAAGCATTGATGAGAGGTATTGAGATTATGGGTTCTTTACAAAATGTTGCACCTGTATTTGATTATTTAGATACTGATAATTTGGTTAATCATATTAAAGATGTTTTAGGTATGCCTGCTAAAATTTTAAAATCAAAAGGTGAAGTACAAAAAATTAGAGCTGAAAAAGAACAACAAATGATGCAGCAACAACAAGCTCAACAAGAAATGCAAGCTGCCGAAATTGCTAATAAGGCTGCACCGTTAGCGAAGGTATTAGGTGAAGAATAAAGATATAATTGAATTAACCAAAACATATCAAAGAGTTTTTAAATCTGAGGATGGTGAAACCATTTTAAAAGATTTAGAAAAAAGATGTAACGTGCATAATACATCATTTTCTAATGACCCGCACGAAACATCATACAGAGAAGGACAAAGACAAGTAGTTCTTTTTATTAAATCAATAATCAACAAAAACCCAAAAGGAGAAAACTATGAGTAGCGAAAACCAGGTAGCGGAACAACCGTCTGATAATAATGTTACAGAGTTAAATAATACACCACCAATTCAAGAACAAATTGCAAACTGGAAAGATAGTTTACCAGATGATCTAAAAACTGAAAAAGCTTTAGAGTCTATTCAAGATGTTC